CTTACTTAGTGTTGTTTTGCAATACAAAGGTACGACATTGTTTATAATATTTGCAAACATTTATTAATATATTTTTGTAGGTATTTATTTAAGTAATTAATTTTCAACATTTTATAAAATATATTTTACAATTATTCAGACCATTTTTTAAAAATGTTTCCACAAATATTTTTCAAATTTTGGGAAAATTTTCTGGGACTATCAGGGTTTTTGTGCAGAATACCCTAGGCAAAAATCTGGGGATTTCCTTGAGCTTGCATTGGGTTGCGTTTGGGTATGGATATTTTACCTTGATTTTTAGGCATAGGAATAAGAGGAAACAATTTTGTACAATTGTTTTAAGCATAGTATTAAAAATTTAGCCATTTAATTGACTTGTAATGAATTATTTTTAGTGTGGTAATATGATTAGATACCTTATTAAATTATCGTGTCTTAAAATCAATATTTTACTAATTGTTATCTTTGTTGACCTTATTAAACAGAAAAAGGCCATAAAGGCCTTATTTTAGGGGCTAATTAATGCATGCCCCTATTTTAACGCAAAAAGCCCCAAAATAGGGGCTTAATGCTTTTTTAGTACTTGGATTTTACCAATTAAAACAGGCTAAAAATTTCTCTTGTTCCTTGGTACAATTATAAATTTCGATAAATACTTTTTTACCTTTGTATTCATATGGTAACAATTTTAATGCCTGAATTTTTAAGTCTTGTAAATTTTTAAATTCAGTACCTACAATTTTGGCCAAGGATTTACCATGTTGAAAAACTTGTGCCACTACTAAATCCGTTTTTTTTATACTAAATTTTTTCATGGTATTATTTTTATATATGAATTACAAAATTTGTTAGATCTTTTTTTGCTGATCCTTTAGCCTTTAAGCCTAAAATTTTAGATTTGTTATATATCATTTCGATATCTGACAAATCGCCATTTATAACTTTTGCCCCTAAAAAGTTTACAGGTAATTCATTACTTGAAAAAACCACCGAAACATTTGCACCAAAATTTAAGGCTTTTAAAATTTCTTCATTTTCAGTATTTTCCGACCTTGAAAAGGTTAAATAATAAGGCTTATTTTTATATTTTTCAATTTTCCCTAAAATTTTGGTATAATCGTAAAAAATCAAATTAGGAAAAGCCTTAAAAATATTTTCATTAAATTTTTTTTCTAATTGTCCTATAAAATCAATATCTGATGTCCCATTTAATCTAATTGCAATCTTTTTATTTTGCTTAAATGCTACTAAATCAATTTTAAAAAGCTCCCTGTATAATTGACCTAAAAAACCTTCTTTATTTTCAACATAGTAATTAGATTTATTAATTCGCGATTTAGCCACATTAGAAAATTTTCCCCTCCCTGCCGTAAACAAACAGGAAGATATACAACCTTCAGAAGCTTTAGGGCATAAATTAATATTTTTACTATTTTGTTTATAAGGTGATAAATAAAGAATGTATGTTTCTAAATTATTTTTTGAGGTTTTAGCATTAGTAATTCCTTTGCTTAACAAATTTTTTGGTATAGTATACATGATTAAAAGTATTTAAAAGGTTAAAAAGTTTATTTATCTAAAATTGATACTATGCTAAGTAATCCAAATAAGACTACCATATAAAAAGTGAATTCAATTGAATTGTTGATAAATTCCTGAAAAGTGATACCCGTTAACTTTTCAAACTTTGTGATTTTAATTTGCTTTGCCATAATGTTAATTGATTAAGGTTAAAAAATGTTTCTGTTTGTTTGTTGATGTAAAGTAAATAAACGTTTACAATTAATGCAAACATAAATAAAAATATTTTTGAAATTTAGAATGATTCTAAATAAGGTATTACATATATTATAATAAGAGTATACCCTATATATAATAAATATATATCTAGTTATTTAGATTGATTCTAAATAAGAAACTAACTAACCGCTCAAGGTATTAACATTGTTTCCCTATGCTATCCTTTGCTTATCCTTTGTACTTACATGTTGTAAGCAATTTTGCTTATATCCTTTTTTTCCTTTGTGTTACTTTCTTTTGTTGTGGGCTTTCCTTTGTTGTGTTGTGTTATTGTGGTTTTTGCTTAGTGGGTAGCCCTCCGCCTACTAACTATTTTACATTGGATACCATTTGTTAACTACATTATTGAGCACTTTACTATGGTTTTTCCTTTGTTTAAGCGGAGCAAAGAGGGTAAAACAAAAAAGCTGTGGAGCAAATATGGGTATGCCTTGGTGGGGTGGGGAACCCCTACGAAAAACCTAAAACTTTTAAGGACTTTATGTAAACTGATTGTAAAAAATATATTTTACTAAGACTAACCCCAGTTTTTTAAAAAGATTTTCCTATGTTTGCGTAAACTTAATCTTATTTAGACTAATTCTAAACACCGAGGATAACTTATCTAAAAATACTAAAGGGTTGAATAAGAGATAGTTACTTATTTAGAATGATTTTAAATAAGGGTATATAGAGTTATATATATTATACTTAGGTTATACCATAGGTAATACCTAGGTAATACCATTCAGGTAAAAATATAAATTGACTTGAATTTAAAAACCGCATAAAAAATTTATAACCCACAACGGAACAATAATAATTACTACAATTATGGAGGAGAAGAAAAAGTTTAACTACAATCCTAAATCTTTAAAGAACTTGAAACCTATTCAAAAGGGTCAGGTGTTGAATCCACATGGTAGACCCAAGAACATGATTAGGAAGGTGATTGATGAGTTTGGTGAGTTGCTTAATGTTAAGTTGTCCAAGACCGATGTAATGAGTGTTATATCCATTATGAACAATATGAGTGTGGCTGACCTAACTCGTATTGCTAATGACAACACAACCCCTGCGTTCATTGTAGTTATTGCCAATGGTATCTTAGGCGATATTAAAAACAAGAACCTTAACAACACGCAGTTCATGTTGGAGTTTCAACATGGTAAAGCCATACAAGGTGTACAATTAGAGGCTAAAATATCAGAAGAAGTAGTGAACCCAAAAATAATGAGCGATGATGAAATCAGAAGAAGACTTACTGAGATTAGAGAGAGAGATATTGAGGAGAGAGATTTCGAGGAGGTCGTTTAGTAACTTTGTTACTTATTGTAAGCCCGACTATGAAATGCTCTGGTTTCATCAGGTTATCTGCGACCACTTAGATTTAGTGTACGCTGGTAAGATTAAGAAACTGATGATATTCATGCCTCCACAGCATGGTAAGTCCGAGTTGAGTACTCGTAGTTTCCCTGCGTATCTGCTTGGTCGCAACCCTGACTTAAAGTTAGCCTTGGCATCTTATAACGCTACCTTAGCAGAAAACTTCAGTAGGGAGATACAGCGTAGGATGACCAGTCAGGAATTTAAGTTGTTGTTTCCTGAAGGTCGTATTGCCGAAAAGAAGGGTGAGGCTGAACGTACCGCAGAGTTCTTTGCTATGGTTGGTCGTAGAGGCTATTTGAAAGCGGTAGGTCGTGGTGGTTCACTTACAGGTACTGCTGTTGATATAGGTATCATAGATGACCCCTTAAAAGACCGACAAGAGGCTCAATCAACCATTATTAAACAACAGTTGTGGGAATGGTACACCGATGTGTTTGAAACGAGGTTACACAACGATTCTGCTCAGGTTATTATCCAGACTAGGTGGTTTGATGATGACCTCGCTGGTCGGTTGCTTGAACGTGATGATGACTGGGTGGTGATTGAGTTTCCTGCTATCCGCACCAAAGCCGAGAACAGTTATGACCCTAGGAAAGAAGGGGAGGCATTGTGGCATGAAAGGCACTCCTTAGAGAAGTTGCAAAAGATTAAGAAAGATTCACCTTTTACTTTTGAATCCCTTTATCAGCAATCTCCTAAACCGAGTGTTGAAACACTTATTTACCATGACTGGCAGTTATGTGAGTTCTTCCCTAAGGATGCCGATGTAATATTCTCTGGTATTGACTTTGGTTTCTCTAATGACCCTACTGCACTTATCAGAATTGCAAAATTGGGAAATAAGTTATACCTTGATGAAGTAATTTATGAGAAAGGATTAACTAACTCCGATTTGATAGTTAAGATTAAGAACTACCCAGATAAACTCGGTGAGATTTATGCTGATAGTGCTGACCCTAAAAGCATTGAGGAGTTACGCAGAGGAGGACTTAAAATCGTGAAAGCGGTGAAGGGTAACGATTCCGTTAATGCTGGTATCAGTAAATTACGAGAGTATGAGGTATATTATACCCGAAGGTCTAAGAACCTAAGGAAGGAGGTTGAAAATTATCAATGGCTTACTGTTGGTGGTAAAACAATTAACAAACCGATTGATGACTGGAATCACTGCTTTGTTGGAGATACCATGATAACAACTAATAAAGGGCAAGTTCCAATTAGGGATATTAAGGTTGGCGACAAAGTCCTAACTTCAAAAGGATTCAAACGTGTAATCCTTAAACATAATAACGGATTGAAACAAGTGTCATCATATTCGATGCAATTCGATACTTTTTCACTATCTTTGTGTTGTACAGAAAATCATAAATTTAAAACAACAAAAGGATGGAAGAAAATCTCGAAATTAAGCAAGGGTCAGAGTGTTTACCTTGCCAAGAGTTTAATGGAAAGAAATATTACTTATACCCCAATGAGCGATATTTCTCCAAAGGAAGAAAAAGATTACACAGGGTTGTTTGGGAGCACTACAATGGTAGAGTTCCGAAAAAGTATCATGTCCACCATGTGGATGGCAATACTCATAACAATGATATATCTAATCTCAATTTGGTACAAGGCTCGTTGCATCTTCGGTTTGAAAGCAAAAGAAGATTCAGAGAAAACCCCGAATTTGTTAAGATTTTCCACGAAAGAGGAATTGAAGCAGCAAAAAAATGGCATAAATCTGAAGAAGGAAGACAATGGCACAGAGAACACGCAAAGAAGTCTTGGATTGGTAAAACTTTTACTACAAAAACTTGTGAAGTATGTGGTAAACAGTATGAAACAAGACATAAAGGTAGTTCCAAATATTGCCATCAAAACTGCAAAGCTAAAGCACTTCGAGCAAGGAGAAAGTTGGAACGAGGAAGTATTTGATTTGACAGTTGAAGGAGAGCATGAATATTTTGCAAACGGAGTTTTAGTCCACAATTGTATGGATGCAGTTAGATATGGGGTCTATACTAAATATTCTAAGAAAAAACTAAAAATTTGGTAACATGGGATTATTTGATTTTCTAAAATTTGGAGGCAAGGCTAAAGCCATAGTAACCCAACAACTTAATGAATGGAAAAGTTGGAGGTTCATGGCTGGTCAGACCTACTCACTCTATAACACCGATTTCAGAGATGCGGTAAACAATGGCTACGAGAAAAACGTAGATGTGTATGCTATTGTTAATGATATTGCATCTCGTGCTGTTGAAGTACCTTTGGAACTTTATCAGGCTCGCAAAGAGCAAACAAAAGAAATTGCAAAGTACAAGTCTTTGCTTACCAGACCGACACAGGAGGCCATCTTTAATGCCAAGCGTATGCGTAAGTCTGCGTTCAATGAACTTGAAGTACACCCTATCTTAGAAATCCTTAAAAGACCGAACTCCTACCAGAGTTCTAAAGAGTTCTTTGAAGGACTTTTCTCTTATTACCTTCTTTTAGGTGATGTGGGTATCTACGCTGAGGAAGACCCTATTCGTAAAGGTAAAATTGGTCGTTTGCACGTTATACCACCATGGGATTACGAGATTATAGTAGAGGGCTATAAGGTTATTAAAGGATACTACATTGAATCTTTAAACTTGCACGTTGAACCTAAGTTCTTCTTGTCATTTAGAAGTTTCAATCCTTCCTACTCTGACCTTACTAGCATACCTCGTGGTATGTCTCCGTTGAAGGCTGGTTCTAGGGTTTTACAAAAGTCAAACTCTGGTGAGGAGGTTGCTATCGAAAACTTTGAAACTCGTGGTGCTGTTGGTGTGCTTTATAAAGACGATGTTAATACTGAGGACTTAGATGCAGTACAACAACAAGATTACGAGGACAAGGTGTATGGTAAGATTTACAATACTGCTAACAGAGGTCGTATTGCATTCTCTAATGCTAAGA